AGAAACAACAACCTGTCCCAAAGCAATCTGGTTGTTTACAGCAGTCGTAAAGGTATTGTTCCCAGCTGAGGTCGTAATCTGCTGAGCAAAAACAGACTCAGAAACCGAAAGCTCAGTGCCTGCATTAACAGGATAGGCCAACACCTGAGAGAAGTAGCCTGCAGACCTACGGGCTCCTACAGCCGTGCCAGCGTCGTACCAAGTATTCTCACGGATGTTGTAGATGATGCAGTCATTGCACTCTGTAGAGTCTCCGGTTGGGTAGAACCACCAGATTTCTCCATACCGAGGAACTTTAGTCGCCCAGACCTTCTGCCTTTGACTGTAGTTCAGATTGTCAAAGAAGTAGTTCTGGTTCATGTTGTTTGGGATTTCCTTTACAACACCGTTGTACAGAAGGAACCGATCAACACCAATCCAGTAATAAATGCCATCGTACTCAATGATGCACTGAGAAGACAGTATGGATGTCTGCGTCGAAATAATGTCATAGCGCCAGTAGATCGTAGAGGTCGTGCCACCCACAGTAATCTGCGTAGGGGCATAGCTAACCCGTATCAGAGAATCCAAAGCCCAGAACAGCCCTGAAGGAGAGTTTGAACCACCTCGAACTGGCAAGCCTTTGACTATCTTGGTCGCAGAGGCATTCGTCTCATTAGAGTCTGCCCCGTTCCAGTTGAACGGATCTCCAGCTACACAGTTCTTGATCAGGCCATTGTTCCCGTAAACAAACACATATGGGTGTAAGACACACACTCCGCCAGACACCTCAATGGTTTGACCCGTAGGAGCAGGGCCGTTGATGTCTTTCAAAGGCGTAGTAATGTAAGTGCCTATTGGAGCCGCTAGAACAGCTGTGTTGACCGTGCTATCTATCTGGCCTAGGTTACGCCCCGGATGAGCCAACAAGAGTGTCTGACCGCCCTGTGAGTCAAACATAGAGTCAAACTGCCAAAGGTTATATTCGTTGGCAGAAAACCCGTTCTCAACAGTTTGGACAGTTGCGTTCCAGCCGCTGCCTGTGCCACCGATACTTACGTTGCTTGAGCTAATTACATCATTGACAAGAAAATATGATCCGTTACTTGCGATAGAAACAGAAGAAACAGAATTTCCAGTAACAGTAATATTAGCTGTAGCTCCAACGCCATCCCCAGTTAGGGAAATTAAAGAAACATTGGAGTACGTATTGTTGGTGTACCCAGAGCCACCATTGAGCGACGTTATAAATTGAATTGCTCCGCCAAACTCAAAGTTTACTAGCCCCGACCCCACTCCATTATTGTCCACCGTGAGGGTTTGGAGGCCAGACTCATGTCCAGAAAAAATCGTGTTGACCCCATCTTCGGAATTAACAAAGACTCCACGCGAAATTCCTTCGATTCTGTTTGATATGGCGCGAAAACCCAAAATCTTTCTCGGACGTCCACGCTGGAACCTAACCCAACGTCCATCTGAGTAATAACTTTTGTCAAAGAACGTCCCATCCCGCTGAATACCGGGCAAAGTATCTATACTGAAAACCTTTTTGGTCATCAGAAGTTCCCGCCAAAAACACCGCCTAGAGCATTTACTGTGCCACTAAACGAAGCAGAATTTGCAGAAATGTTGCCAACGATAGAAAGGCCTGATGCAGTAAGCGCAAGCCTCATTACCCCAAGAATCGCAATATCAAATTGCCCAGCAGAGCCTCGGTAAATACCAGTAGATCCTTCTGCAGCAAAACTTAAAGCAGGAGATCCTGCATTTCCGTTTCCTAGAGAAATTGTGGTAGATCCAGCCAATACAGTGTTGGCGTTAAAAAGGTTTACTGAGTCCAAACCAGAAGAAAGCTGCGAAAAGCTTTGCCAAAAGGACTAATACGCCTTATCCCTCTTTGGTTGCCAATATTCATGGTGCCAAGGCAAAGAAAGGTAAATGGTAATGACGCAAGCAGCCGTAATGACTTACGACTCACTGGTAGAGAACATATCGTCCTACCTTGAGCGTACTGATGCCGCGACACTGGCGAAGATCCCCACCTTCATCATGTTGGCAGAGCAAGTCATTGCCAGCCAAATCAAGTTCCTTGGCAACTTACTTCCAATGGAATCTCAGATGACGGCTAATGAGCCAGTCATCAACAAGCCTGCGCGTTGGCACAAGACTGTCTCTATGAACGTCACTGTAGCTGGCAAAAAGCAGCCTGTTCTTTTGAGGAAATACGAGTACCTGCGTGAATACTGGCCTGATCCTACAGAGACGGGCACTCCCAAGTATTACGGGGACTACGACTACACGCATTGGTTGGTATGCCCGACGCCGGATACTGACTACACGTTTGAGGTTCTTTATTACGAGCGGGTACAGCCGCTTGACTCTTCCAACCAAACCAACTGGTTCACACAGTACGCGCCTCAGGCTCTTTTGTATGGCTCCTTACTGCAGGCTATGCCCTTCTTGCGGAACGATGAACGTATCCCGATGTGGCAAGCCCAGTATGACCTGATCATGCAGACTCTGAAGACTGAAGACTTGCAGCGTATTGGTGATCGTCAGGCAACCGTTCTGGATACGTAAATGAGCTACAACTCGCCTTTTACTGGGACTGTGATCCAGCCCACTGATGTTTCGTACAGGGAAGTTGTCCTGACGGATAACACTCAGCTTGAGTGGCCTATCAATGGTACGGCTACTGCCAATTACACAGCTAGGATTATGGAGGTTACGTCCTCTGCATCCAATCTAGCTCTTTACATGCCGCCTGCAGATCAGACTTCTGTAGGTAACGACGTTCTGCTTAGGAACATTGGCTCTAACACCTTTACCGTCATGGATTTTGGCGGTAACAACACAATCATTTCGGTTGCAAGCGGTGAATCTAAATACATTTACATTACTGATAACCCTGACAATGAGGGTACTTGGGGCAATATTGCTTTTGGCGTTGGTTCTTCTTCTGCTGACGCAGCTACCTTGGCAGGATATGGCCTTGTTGCCCTTGCTACGACCCTAAATCAGTCAACGCCTGTATCTACATTCAGCACAAACATCACTGCAACTATAGCTTTCCGTGCCCAGACTTACGTCTGGACTGGTGGGGCTGGGACACTGACGTTCGATAATACTTCGACGTTAGGGAACAACTGGTTCATGCATATCCGTAATGGCGGGACTGGCGCTCTCACTCTCGCGCCGTCTGGCGGTACGTTGATAAATGGATCAGCTTCCATTGTTCTTCAGCCTACTGATTCGTGCATGGTGGTGTGCTCGGGCACGGCTTTTTACACGGTTGGTCTTGGCAAGTCTACGCTGTTCAACTACACACAGCTGACCAAAGATGTTGCAGCCGGTGGTACGTTTACCCTGACCTCTTCTGAGGCATCTAACGTCATTCAGAAATACATTAGTAGCGGGAATTTGACCGGAAACGTGACGATTATTGTTCCGCCTACAATTCAGGTTTATTACATTGAGAATGCTACTACCAATGGTGCCACTGCTTATACCGTTACGATTACCACGAATACGGGTGGATCTACGGCGAGTTTGACGCCGGGGCAACAGGCAACGCTTATTTGCGATTCTCAGAACATTCTTAATGCAAATAACGTAGTTGCTGGTGCTGCATCTTATAGTTTGCCTAATGGTTCCGCTGGTTCGCCTTCTCTTTATTTTGCATCTGAAACGAATACAGGTATTTACAGGGCCACTTCTGGAAGTTTTGATATTACAGTCCTTGGCACAAATCAGTTTTCGCTTGCAAACTTCAATCGCAATTCACGGCGCTGCTCTCGCAGGTCTATTTTCTTGGTGTCTGGATCGAAAGGATACGGGCCAGTAGTCTTATCCTCAGCCTGAGCAAAAGGACGACCTGTAACATACATTTCCATCTCGCCGGATTGGATAAAATCAGGCTCTACGCGCTCAAGGTGCAACCAGTAGTTGTCGCCAACAGCCACAGTCTGAGACGGGCCACCGCCAACCCAACCAAGGTCGGATGTCTCAAAATACGACTCAATCGCGACGACTTGTTGGCCGATGATTTCATCGGTGCCAATCTCATGCTGCCAAAGAATGATCTTCCCGGCCTGAGTTGTGAATGTTGCACTAACGCCAGATGCTGTGGCCGTCGCATTTACATTAAGACCAGTTGCTGGGTCAAACAACGCCACATCAAACAAACCCGGCGTAGCGTTGGGCGCTATCGTTTTCACCACCGCACCAGTCGGTACGCCAGCAGCAACAACCACTTGCCCAACCCCAATCAAATTGGTCACTGGCACCACAATTACATTTGACCCACTGGTGGTGTTGATGGTTG